GAAGTTATTTACATTAAGTTCCGATGCAAGTGTTGTATCTTCTAGTCCAGGGGTGTATAATTTCTTAAGTTTGGTGTAAAATTCTTTAAGAAAGAGCGCACTAAGATTCTGTACTGATGTTCCAGAAGTGTGAGTTTCCGCAACAGACTCTTTAAATACTAATTCTTGTGGATTATTTGGAGCATGGTAGGATGTAATTCCAGAGAAACCACGCACACATCCCGTAAATGAATTCGTAGTTACTCCAGTGTAAGTAATAATTTCGTTATCTAATTTAATTAATCCATATTCCTGCGGAAATCCCTTGGTGTTAGTTACAAAAATTTCCGTATCAGTTGTTGAAATGTCAGAGGTTACCGTTGACATTCCAGCAATTACATCTGGAGTCAGACTATCTAACTTCAGATACTTATCAATATTCTCTGCAATATCAACTGGACCACCAGCAAATTCCTGGGAGGTGTAGTAACTGCTAAGGAAATCCACAACAAGTGGATTTTCCTCCTTGATGAATTCAGGAAGTTGACTGTCTACAACTTGCTGAATCTTTACTCTAAAATCAAAAGCAGAATCGGTGTTTATCATTTCCTACTTAATTGTCCGTTGGTATAACTGGATGCCACGGGGAAACCAACCCCCGAAATTTGTTCACCAGAAGTAATGGTGTCTCTTGCCATATTTATGGTGCTATTATCAATATTCAATTGCAAATACAGGTCTTTGAGACCAATAACATCATTTGATTCTGGAACTGCTTGTATTTCAATAATTCCGTTTAATTTGACTGTAGAAGTAATATTTACAGTATTAATTAGAATTTCACCTTTTACGTAATCAACTGATCCAGCAGCAGGAACAATTACAATGGGACCAGTATCAGATTCTTTTACAATTGCAATTGCACCAGATTCCAAATCTGCATTTGGAACATCCGTGAAATATAATAAGTCAGAAGAACCCTCTACTGTGAATCCAGTGCTCTTGATGTTATATCCACTAGCAACAACATGGAATTTATTTCCATAACAAATTTCATATTGAGTATACTGGTTGAGAAGTGCCTTTAAATCTCTTCTTATAATCACTTTTGTGATATTTGAAGTGATAGCAGCATTAGTGTCGTCAATGACTTTAATTGCTTTACTATATTTGAATCTTCCACCAAAAGTGTTAAGATCAATAGAATCGGAATATGAATTCAAACTAGAAACAACATCAGTTCTTAATTGATTTGCATCTGGAACTTGACTTGCATTATAAAATACGGTTGAATTAAGTTCAATGTATAGAAGTTTGAGATCCTCAATTCTTTGATTTACACCAGCAACGGCATAAGTTTTTAATTTGTTTAAAATTTGAGTTTTTGTAAAATCAGACAGGAATGTACCATTCTTTGGTTTAATACTTAAAACAACCGTTCCAAATTCTGGTGGATCCAACTCTTCACCACCGACAACAGATACAGATTCAGTATCTGGATAGATTCTTTGAATAATTGCTTCGTAGTCTTTTGATGTTACTGCTCTATATTGGGAAGAATATAATCTTGGTGCATAATATTTGATAGACTCAATTGGTTCAATATCAGACCCATTAATAGCTGATTGGTTCGTTGTTACTGTTACCGTATTTGTTGGTAAAAATGAAATATCAATGCTATTTTTTACCGATCCAGTAAATGAAAAATTCTCAGCACCATTTCCACTAGATCCATCAGAAATAATGTAAGATACTTCAATAATGGATTCATTTTCTAATTTCTTTCCAAAAATTCCATCACCAAATAAAAGTTCATATCTTTCGTCAGAAATTTCTTGAATAAGATAGATCTCAGAGATTGATGTAACGTCAATAATGTTTTCTACTTGATTATATTCTCTACCAACAGTTTCTTGAGGACCTTTAACCGTTATTCTAATTGAACTAGTGTCAACTCCAGGGTTGTCTAAGATATACCTCTGATCCACCGATCCATTGACCTGGAAGGTCTTTTTAAGCAGAGTTCCTTGATAGACATCAATATTACTAAATGATGCCCTTCTAGGTCCATTTCCGTTAACGTCTGCACCAGTCAGTACTGTCGTGGTGGTAATATCCTCAGGAACGGAAAATACTACTGAAGTATTGTCTACGGCACCGACACAAACCAAACCTTTGTTCAAAGTTACCGTAGGACTAGTTCCAGTAAACTCAATATTAAAACTTACCTGAGCTTTTGCAGATTTTCTTGATCTAGGAACGTATCCAATATTCCTAGCAAGAGAAACAACATTCTCTCTCAAAGTCGCAGAGTCAATAAAAGACTCATTAACGACCATGTTGGTGTTAAATGCAGTAATGTAGGTATTATATGCTAAAGTGTCAATCAGGATGGAAAAATTCGATCCCTCAAAGTCAAAATCGGTAAAATTTGAATTTGCTCTCAAATAAGACTTAATAGAAGTCTTAATTTGATCAAAATCTAAATTTGTATACTTAGTTAACGGCATTTATCTTGTTACCTCAAGTAAGAATGCGACATTTTGCGTTGGTAAATCTTGTCCTACAATATCAAATATGACATTCACTTCAAAACTATTATCATCTGGTCTCGGAAATACCTCAACGTTTAAATTTGCCGCTCTTGGCTCATAATTTAAGACAGTTTCTTCAATTTGTTCGGCAATAACACTAGCAGTACCATAATCACAAAACCCAAATAACGTATTTCTAACGTCTGACCCCAAATCAGGATTAAAAAACCTTTCTGTCGGGATAGTTTCTACTAAATTTCGCACTGAGCGAGCAATTGCCCGCTCATTTACAAGAATTGGAAGGTCTTTTGTGATTGGATGTGGAGCAAAGGACAAAGAAATGTCCTTGAATGCCCTAGATGTGCGAGTTGAAGCCATGAAAAGGCATAATTTTAGACCATAGACCTATTTATCAGGCTTTCCATAACTTGGCTCAGTGCCATATTCCCAATCATCATAGTCTTCGTCATTACGAATCTCTTCATGAAGCACTGTTTGACGTTTTAGATCGTGAACATGGTCTCCAACAACTTCTCTGAGAAGGTTATCGTCTTGTTTTTTCATAGGTTTTGTCCAGTAGTCGGTAATCAATCCTCTTGTACCCCACATTGACTCCATATAATCGGAATCTCTGTCTGGATAAGGTTGATTTGCCATCTGTTTTCTCCTTTAAGGGGTTTGAACAGAACTTTTTAAGGGGTTGCTATCCCTTATCAACATAAAAACCTTGTCTTAAGTAGTCTGGATCATCAATATATTCGTAATTTTCTAAATTTTGGATTTTTTCACCTTTCCAAAGAGGTATTGCCACTGAATTATTGTATCTAAAATCAGGATTTTGTCGAAAATGTACTTCGATCAACTTATCTCCAATGAATTCGCAGTTGATCCACTCATAATTTCCGACCAAATCTTCTAAAATGGATGGAAATTCTATTTCCTTGTCAATCTTTGACCACTTCATCCACTTATATAGAGGATTATTTGGGTTCCTTTCACCCAAGACCACTAATTCTGACTTTTTATTACGAAAATCAACACTAATGTGCTCTCCTCTAAAGACCTGACACCAAAATTCTGATGGGTGTAGGTCATCAGTCTCTTTATTAATCTTAATAATACGTGCATCACGACCCATACCGAGTAAATTCAGTGATGGACGGACAATATAAAAATCGGGTCTAGGGACGGTGGTTCCAGCAGGACCACACTTATACCCTAAAACCCGACTTAAAAACAGTTTATTGTATACCCAGAGGTCTTTAGGATCTATTAAGTTCCACTCGTCGTTGACCTCTGTAATGTACATTAACCTTTACCTTGACCCCGATACTTCTTCCGTGCCGAGTTACGAGACGTTGCGGAGTATTTAGTGTTCTTGGAATTACCTTGACGAGTGAGTTTTGGTTTACCAGGCTCAAACTTGATACCAGAAATACCGATTTTGCTACGTACTGCCATTGACCTCAATAGTTTCAAAAGTGATTTCGGAGGGGTCTGGCAGACCAGTACTATAATAAGACTGTGCCAGACTCTCCATTTCGTCGAAAAATTGATCCTCAGATAAATTGCTGAGGATCAACGAACCCCGACAGATGATATTATACAACGTCTTGGGTCGTTTTGTCATCAGATCACACGAGTTTTCTCGTGACCGACACGAATGCGAGGATCGCACCAGATCTCATAACCTGCCTCAATGGCATCCAGACAGAACGATACGTCCTCACCGCACATGTCCTGTACCTCACCACTATTGAAGCGTTGCATCTTGGGAGCAAACCAGGGATACTCCATCTTCTCGTTCTCAAACACACCGTGCTTGATCAGAACCCAACCGAAACCAGTGTAATCAACGGTGAAAGGTTTACGACGTTTGGACATCGTTTCATTAGTTTCATGGTTCATGACACCACCATTGTTCTTGAAGTCATCTTCTTCAAGCCAGTGAGCAACGGAAGTGGTTTGTCCGTCTTCGGTCAGATACCAACCTGCTGCAATGTCCTTCTCCATCAAAACAAGTTGATAGAACTTCTCGGTATTGAAGACGATATCAGAGTCAATCCAGAGTTGATAATCATACTTCAGTTTCCCATCCCAGGGAATCTGATTGGGACCACGAAGAACGTTTGCACCGAGGCACTTACAACGGGCAAAGTTCACCATGGAACTGTAGTCTTGTGAAATTTGAATCTGAGCACCTGCACCGACCAAATCAAAACACATCTGAGTGAAAGATTTGAGGAACTGGAAAGAACAACCACGACCAGGCATACAGAAGACAATAGACTTGCCCCTGATCATCTCCTTTGCCTTATCATAGTCCCACTCACCTTGTTGTGCTGCGGGTCGTTCGGGTGCTTTTGCTTTTACTGTGAATCCTTTAGCCATAACCTAGAAAATGAACATCAGTATTCTAACAAATTATATAGTCCTTGTCAAATCATGCAAGAGCAGTAATCTTAATTACTGGATATGAAAATGTGGCACTACTAGTACCATCAAAATATGTCGTATAATTCAACCTATCATTCCTATTACTTGTTCCATGTTCTCTTGCCATCCACTTTAATTCTTTTCCAGTCGTCCATGATGATTGTCTACCAGTTACTGTACTTGTAGATCCTCCAATGTTAAACACCCATGTATGATGTTCACGACGTTCTGGATATCTACCAGATAATGATGTCCTCGCACCAGTAACCTCTACACCCCCAATATAAAGTCTCCAGCTAGAAATAGCATGATCATTATTCCATGATAGTTGATGCTCATACTCATAGATTACTTGTCTAGTACCAGCTGGTGGTGTGTAAGTAATATTTGATCCAGATGCATTGGCATAAGTCGTACTTAAATCTTGTGTCGTTGCAGTGGGAAATGTATATGTACCAGATACTACTTCTACAGAGGATCCATCACAGACACTGGTAAGAACTTCAATAATTTCACCCTTTCTATAGGTAGTCAATGCTGCTTCTGCTGCTGCCGTTGCTGCATTTGCTTGTGCGACTGCTGCATCTACCTGTGTTTGTAATTCTGCTTCTAATGCTACAAACTGATTGTCAAACTGCTCCTTACTATAGACATCAGAAATATTGCCAGTGACAAATAAATTGCCCTGAATAGTTTTATAGTCTCCTGAAGTAAACCCTTCTTCTAGATTCATACCTTCCTCAGAATTAAACAATTGTCTTCTTCGTCAATAATCCATTCTAATTGATCTCCTTCTTCCCACCCAAGATCTAACATCATCCATTCTGGAATAACCACAATAGGATCACCTGTTACTGGATCAACCTCTACAGGCACGATTTCATGTCCAAAATTTTTTTCCATATAAATGAACCTCACATTGTTTTTATATATGGGAAAAATTTTTTTAAAACACTTGGAATCACGATAGCTCTCTCGTTTTGGGTCGTTTATAGATTAGGAGGGACCCAAACATTATAAAACCCCCCATCGCAGGCAC